TCGGAGTTTATCCACAACTTTGAAGAAAACAAGAAAAAGAAAAAAGAAGGCAAGACTAAAGGCCTTGAAAAGTTTATTGAGGTAGATGATATAAAATTGCCTGAAGAAGACTTGACAGAAGAAGAATAAAATGTTATTATAATAGTAGGAGTGCATATGAACAAAGAAAAAATTGAACATCACATCAAACACTTACAAGAAAAACACGATGCGTTGGATACTAGGATTACCCATGCACATAACACGCATGGCAACCAACACATCATTTCTGTTTTGAAGAAAGAGAAACTTGCACTCAAAGATGATATTGAAAAATTTAAAAAACAAATTGCATGAAAATCTGTATACTAGGTGATACGCATTTCGGTATGCGTGGTGATTCGTTAGAGTTTCACCGATACTATCAAAAGTTCTATGATGAAGTCTTCTTCCCGTATCTAATCGAAAACAAGGTTGATACGGTTTTTCAGCTGGGCGATTTATTCGACCGCAGGAAGTTTATCAACTTTAATTCGTTGTACTTGTGCCGCAAGTATTTCTTTGACAAGTTGGCAGAACACAGCATTAAACTATACACGCTCCTTGGAAACCATGACGTTGCGTTTAAGAATACACTTGAAGTAAATTCATCTACACTATTACTTAAAGAT